TACCTCAAGAAATTAACACGCAAAACCGGTTTATATCCCGGAGCTTTGATGCCATGGACACCTGAGGAGGTTGTTGCTACCCGAAGAGGTGGCAAGAAAGCGACTTATCAGAAAGCTTTCGACTCCCTCTCTGAAAAGAGCCTCGATAAGAGGGATGGCCATGTCAAAGTATTCGTTAAATTTGAGGTTGCACCCGCCAATACCTTAATGAGCAAAGTTCCGCGGTTGGTACAGTATCGACCACCGCGCTTTGTAGCCTCAATAGCTCAGTATTTAGCTCCTTTAGAACATGCATTGTACGCCACTAAATTCAATGGCCTACCAATGTTTGCGAAGTCGATGAACACGTCGCAAAGAGGGGAAGCAATAGCTGAGATGTTGAGGGCAGAAGGCTTACTAGTTGGAATGGATCACTCCAGATTTGATAGCCATGTCGTCGGAGACCTCCAACGCTTAGAGCATGAGTTCTACTTGTGGGTGTATAAAAACGACCCGAAATTGCAATCAATGTTGGCACAACAGCGTGATAATAAGTGTTTCAGCCGCTCAGGCCCGTCGTGGCGGGCCAATGGAGGCAGGATGAGCGGAGACTTCAACACTTCCTTAGGCAACAACGTCATTAATGCTGTCGTTATGCTCGCGTTCCTTTTCCGTAATGGAGCGTTGGACGAAGCAACGTTGCTGCTTGATGGTGACGATTCAGTAATGGCAATTCCTCGCCGATTGTTTGACTGCTGGGATGTAGGAGTCTTTAAGAATTTGGGAATGACTACCAAAATAGAAGAGAAGACGTCCATAACGGAACAGATCCAGTTTTGTCAAAGCCACCCTGTCAAGACCGTGACGGGCTGGCGGATGGTGCGCGATTACCGGCGCGTGCTGTCCCGACTTCCTTATACAATTCGGTCATACCAGGGACGCGCTTGGCTTAAATATGCAAAAGCCGTGATGCATTGTGAGCGCGTTATGTCAGACGGTGTACCAATCCTTAATGTAATTGCTTCTTCTTTGGAAAGGGCATTAGCAAACGTTGATTTCGATGAGAGCTATTTAGACACGAAAATGTTGAGAAAGCTCGATAGAGAGAAGGCGTTTGTTGGGTTGAGTGTCACTCCAGAAGTTCGTGCTAGCTACAGTCTTGCGTTCGATATATCTCCTGAAGATCAAGTGGCTCTTGAAGATGAGATACGAGCAGTGGACTGGGGCAAGTGCTTACGTCTCCTGGTATAGGTACGGAAGATGTCCAAAAGGCAAAATCCGATGCGCCGAAGAGGTGCAGGCCGCAAGGCCCTTAAGCCCAAATCCAGCGTAGCTGCTGGGTATTCATATGGTCAGCTCAATGCAAGAGCGAATGGGACCATTCGAGGTGATGAGCTTGTTCTAGAGTTTACAGAACTTGCCATGACTTGTGTCGTACCACCGTCAACTGCGCCGCCGCAGAGCACGCAGTTTTGGCCTGGTGCATCCGGAATGACACGCCTCGACACGTTTGCGCAACTCTACTCACAGTATAGGGTGGAGGCCGCAGAGTTAGAGTTCCGACCAGCGGTTGGAACTAACGTCTCCGGTATCCAAGTTACTGGATTTGCGTATGATGGTAATGACATACCTTCAAGTCTCTCAACAGCGATGGGAGTCGAGCCCAGGTTCTCAGATGTTCCTTGGGTAGGAGGAAGGGTACGTCTACCAGTGGATAGGCTGATGAAATCGAAGTGGCATTTCACAGCGAACGGCAGTAACCCATCCGGCTTTAATACAACCGGATCGGTTTTCTGGCATGCAAGCGGTACAAACGGAGCAATCCTAGGTAATATCTGGCTGAAATATCGAGTCAGATTTTCGGGACCAACGAACCAAGTGACAACAATGAATGTAGCATCATCTACATTCCCAGCCCCAGGATCATCTTATGGGCTTGGGCAAGCAGTGGCTAGTGACCTGGCTAGTGCTGTTGTCAACGCAACGCTTCCAACCAACTGGACAGGGGAGCAAACCAACGGTTCGATCGACTTGACCAGAGGTGGTGTTTCATCATCTCTGGCTAGTATATTCCTGAAACCTGCTGGGCCGCTAATAGCGTCGTTGGGATCAAACATTAATCCCAACCAACTAGTTGAGTTTATTGCTGAGTTTATGGGCATAACGACTGCCCCAGCAACAGGTCCGATATCAACTACTTGGCTTCCGAATGGCGCCAACCCTAACACCGGGGAGAATACCATTCAGGACAGCATGCCGTATGAAATTTTCGTCGATGGGTCTATTAAGGTATGCTACAGAATTGTAGACTACCTTGCCAACATGGTTAGCGCCCAGTTGACGATTGTTGCGCCAGGTAGCACAAACTCCTGGTTAGCAGGGACCTTGTTCAATGTTGGAACATGGATCCGGCCGTTCATTCAAATCTCCACAGGCAATTCAGTGCTACCGCAGCTGAACCCAGTTTCTAGAGCAATCTATCAGAAACAACGTGATGAGAAGAAGACCAGAAAGTCGCGAGAAGCAAGGCAATGGGGAGGCCCCGATTCAGATGATAGTGATATCGAGGTTATTACAGAAAGCCTTGCAAGTGCCTCATTGGGCCGACGGCACGAGCCAGTAAGACAGCTGGCTGCTTCCCATAAGCCACGATAGATCGCGTGGTGCAGCGTCTCCAAATAGCGAAAGCGGGGGGTGAGACTGCA